TTCAAAGGCATTAGTCGCGATAATCCATTCGTTAGTAAAGAGTTCCTTATAGAACAACATAAGTCATTACCACGTGAAATTTATTATCAAGAGTATTTAGCGGAATTCACAGATGCAGGTAATGATGTATTTACAAACTTGGATTTAGTATGTATGTTAGATGAATGGGGAATACCAAACCGAAGTGAACGATATTATATTGGAGTCGACACAGGCATATCTAACGATTTTACAGTTCTCTCTATCCAGAGCGAATCAGGACGAGTCGAAAAAATTGTTAGAGCTAACGGACGAACTTTTGAAGAACTTGGAAAGAATATCATACTTGAATGTAGTAAGTGGAATGTCGTGGGAGGATTTTGCGAAACAAATGGGATCGGATTAGCAATGTATGAGTTATTAAGACCACGTATTAAAAAATTAGTTGGATTTACTACTACTCAAAACAGCAAGACTGAAGGCGTTCGTAAATTAATTTATGATATACAGGAGGGTAAAGTAGAATTACCATCTAAGAAGTTAATGCCTGAAGTATTTAATGAAATGTCCTCATACACATTTAAGTATGCTGCTAATGGAAACATATCATTTACTCACCCTAATGGAATGCACGATGATATAGTTGATGCTATTATGTTATCTAATCTATCCAGGAACAAACACGCATTCACTAAGAATAAATTATATATCGGTAATCCAAATAAACAACAACAATATAACTAAAACAACACATATGGGCTTCAATTTTATCAGCGACCAACCAGACAATAAAATGGTTGACAACACAACAACATTATCAGTTAATACTAAATTAGTAGGCGAGCACGCTATGGCTACATTTACTGAAACCGACAACACAACTCAATCAGGTAATGATGAGACAATGGATTTAACACAAGCAACATTTGCTGAAGGTGAGGAAGAGCAATTAGCTATTCAATTCATTGAGGAAACTGGTTTATATACTAAGTTCCTATTATATTGTGGAATACAAGAACAATTAAAGAATCTTAAGTTAAGCGTGGCTACGCCAAACGAATAACTTATATTTATTATAGTTGGGTTTTAGTTTCTGCCATTACTTTTTTCCCGACGTTTGTTATTGATGCATAATGGGGGGGTAAAGCAGTGTTTGCTTCTAAGTCATAATATATTCCCCCCTGCATCATTTTTACTCATATGTTTGGCCTTCCTGAAATGTGATGTTATATTAACGATATAATAAGAAACAAAAAAAAATAAGGCAATGTACAAAACACAATTAGTTACAACAAAAGGAGAAGTTATTAGAACCTTTATCTCCAGTTCACGTCCCGCAACTCAATCCATCTCAACAATGGGAGGAGTAGAAGTTAATTACACTGACGCTACTACAAGCTTTAGTATTATGGGTAACTTTAATGTTATCATAGAAAAAGTAGAAAATGAAACTCTATCATTTGGTACAATTGATGAATCAGATAAAGAAGAAATTAAACGTCGATTTCACGAATTAGCCTAAAATAAACTCATATTGCAATTAGACCTCAGCAATGAGGTTTTTTTGTACTTTAAAATCAAGTAATCTAAAACCACATATTTATTAACGATGGAAATAACAACCAACATACCTGACTATTTTACAGTCAAACATTATAAGCAGTTTAGCGTCCTCAAATCATTAGATGAGATGGAGCAAAGACTACACGTTATAACAACACTAACTGGTGAGACAATGCAGACGGTGAGGCAATGGCCAATACCGTTTATAGTACAACTATATGCGCGTTTAAATGAACTTATAGCTAATGTCGAACCTGAATTTTATCCTATTATTGAATGGGAGGGAGTTCAATATGGTTATAGACCAATGCATAAAATGAATTTAGATGAATATATTGACTTAGATATGTTAGTTAAGGACACAGATAGAAACATAAATGATATTTTAGCTATATTGTATCGTCCAATTACTAAAAACAAATTAGTATCTAATAAATGGATTGCTAAACAATCATTTAAAGCATTGACTGGTGACGCTGAAAACGCTTTTAACTATTATGAAATAGAAAAATATGATAATAACATTCGAGAGCAAATAGCATCATCATATGATAATTTTCCAGCTACATTGGCGTTAGGCGCTTTGGGTTTTTTTTTAGGCAGCAACAACTTATTATTAAAAAATATGGAGTCCTCTTTCCTACAGTGGGAGTCACTGATGAGCGAAGTGCCGAAGAAAAACTCGAAGATGAAAAAACTATTAGCTCGCATTACGGCTGGTTATATATCCTCCATCAACTTGCTCAAAGTCCCATCTTACAACTCACAGGCGATAAGTGTATAACAGATTTAAATACAATATTTGCTTTTAATTATTTATCAATGATTACAGAAATAACACTAGAACAAAATGAACGAATTAGAAAACAACACAGAGGCTGATTTAATGCCAGCTAAAAAACAACGTAAAGCATTTGGTGCTGAAATGGAATTAACATCTTTAGAAGGATCAATTCAGTCACGTAGAAATTATTTGAGTTTCCCTGCTTTACAATCAATGTTTGAATTGAAGGAAGATGAATTACAAGCAATATTAGATAAATTAGGTCCATTAGAGGACTGTAACTGTTAATTATGTCAGATTTCCCTACCTACCAATACATTGTAGAGCAGTTTAGAACTGCCTGTGCTGCCCATTTAGCCATTAATGAATTTGGTGAGGGTAGCATTGACCGATTAGACAGTTTAAATCAGAATGTTAAATACCCTTATGCTTTCTTACGTCCTGTTCAATCAACAGGTATTGTATTAAACACAAATGGAGTATCAGGCACACGTGCTTTAAGTTTTGAATTCTATATGATAGATGTTCCTCAATTAACTGACACTGATGTATTACAATTACAATCTCAAACTGAAATTTATTTGTATGACATTATTGCTTATTTTAACTTAGGTTCAGATCAACAATCAGAATTTATCACATTAAACAATATCAGTCCTCTATATGAGGCATTTAATGATAGAGTATGTGGCTGGATGGCTAACATAACAATTAACACTCAGGCAACATTAGACTTCTGTAACTTCCCGAAGTTGTGATATGAGAGGTAGACCTAAAATATATAACTCAAAAAAGGAATCAGACGCAGTTTGTCGTAAACGATTTGCTGAGAATAATCCTACTAAAAGTAAAGAATATGCTTTAAAATACAAATATGGTATTACTTTAGAAGATTATAATATAATGTTATTTGAACAAGATGGTTGTTGTGCTATATGTGGTATACATCATACTGAAATTAAAAAATCACTTCACGTAGACCATTGTCATACTACAGGTAAAGTAAGAGGATTATTATGTTATAGTTGTAATACAATACTTGGACACGCTCAAGATGACATCAATATTTTAAAAAAAACAATTAAATATCTAAACAATGGCTAATTCACCTCTACAACAAGCAATACAGCAGGTTGGAAACCAGATTGTAGCTGAAATGAGGGCTACACTACAACGTAATGGTAATGACAATACAGGTAGATTAGCTAATTCAATTGTTGCTACTGTTGAAGGAGATCTATTAATAATTTCAATGGATGATTATGGTAAGTGGGTTAATGACGGACACGAGCGACGAGCAGGAAGAAAACCTCCTATCAAAGCCATTAATTTTTGGATTGCTAAAAATGGTATTACTCCTAGACAAGGTCTAACTAAAAAACAATTACCTTGGGCCATACAAGCAGCAATTGGTAAACGTGGTCAAACAAGAAGAAAAGCATACCCATTCATTGAATCATCAATAACAACAATATTAAACAAAGACTTAGACGGTATATTTGGTAAAGCCATAGATACCATCTCAAAACAATATCTTACATAATGAGTATTTTAATAACACAAGCAGCAGCCCAATTAAACTTAGCTAACAGTGATATGTTATGGGAGGTTACCTCCTCATTCACTGGCTCAGCTCAATATCAATACATAACAGCATTTCAAGATGGATGTGGCACAACATTAACCACAATTAAACAACAACCAAATCCATCAGGTTTTGGATTATTTAATTTAGGTAGAATTGTACCACAGTACTTATCTTATGATACTGACAATTTTGATATGGGTACTGATAGTTTATTCTATAAAAACACTAATACGGCTAAATTTTTTAAAGTAGCATTTGGTGAGCAATACGGTACATCAGTATCTTCATCTGTTAGCGTCTATAATGGTATAGTAAACAATGTAACCGGTAGTCCGGCACAGACGGGTTCTATACCTTATTATTACTTAATAAACGGTATAGTAGACCCTAATAGTGGTGATTGGAATTGGAATACAAGTTCATATTACTCACCTCAAACTACTCCTTCATCTGCTTCATTTACTAAAAATGTAGCATTAACAGATGCTCCACGTTCACAATCAGCAAACACAACCGATTATTTAACAGTAGCATTAATAAATGGAGCATTAAATGGCTCTACATCATCAGCTCAAGACATCTATGCTATAAAATATGATGTTTATTATACTGGTAGTTTAATATTTACTTCATCAGCTTATAATGTTGGTTTAGGATTATCTGCCTCATTTGGCGGACCTAGAACAGCATCAACTCAATTATGGAGTACTGTAGCGTCTGTTCAAACCTGTTCAATTAATTCAGGTTCACAGTCCTCAGGTTCATTACTTATATATTCAGGAATTGGTCCTGCTAACTTAACAGCAGATGGTGCTTATGATTTTTCATCTCAACCTTGGGACTCATATGTTGTTAAATTTTGTGCCCAATCAGGTTCAAATCAAATAAATACTAATGGCATTTGGGACAAATTTACTATCACTAAATCAGATGGTAACTGTGGATATGCTGGAGTTAGATTTGCTTGGATAAATGATTATGGTGTGTGGGATTGGTTCACATTCACATTAGCCAGTGATAAGGTAACTAATATGGAAAGAAGCAAATACAGAGCTAATTTTGTTCCTTATAATACTTCAACTACAACTGCCCCTTACAATATTAAACGTAGAGGTGAAAATTATTTTGATATAAACTTAGATGAAATATTTACAGCTAATAGTGATTTCTTAACACAAGAACAAGCTGATTGGGTACAAGGATTATTTTATTCACCAAACGTGTATATACAAGAAGGATCAACTATGTTACCTATTATTATTTTAGACAATAACTTTGCATCTAAGACAAACCCACGTACACAGAAAAATTTCCAATATCAACTTACATTTGCCCTTGCTAACAGTAAACGTTCAAGATAATGAGTAAAGAATTTGAGGTAATACTTAGAGCCTATAATAACAAAAATCAAAAATTTGATTTAAATGTTTTAGATAATATAGCTCTAAAATTAGATATTAGTGCTATTGAGTCACAAGAAATAGGTGAGTTGTTTGGGATATCCTCTCAAACATTTACTATTCCTGGTGATGATAATTCAAACCAATTTTTTAATAACTTATTTGATTTAGGAACTACACCCACTGTATCTTTTGGTAAAACAGTAGCTTGTCAAGTATTAGTAGATGGACAAGCAATATTCACCGGTAAATTATACATTTCAGATATTATTTCAGATGATACTAATAATGTAATTTATAATTGTGTTGTAACAAATGAAACTATTGATTTTAGAACACAAGTAGATAATACTACATTAGCATCACTATCTGGTAGTTTTACTAAATACAATCACCTCTATAATTTTACAAGTGTTACTTCATCTTGGGACAATAAATTATTCTCAGGTTCAATATTTTACCCATTAGTAAATTATGGTTCACAAGTAAATGATCCAACAGCCCCAACAATAGGTTTTTCATCTAATACTTTTATTAGTACGGGCTCAATGGATAATGCAGCTACTCCATTAAAAATATCTCAATTTAAACCTGCTATTCAGGTTAAAACTATATTAGATGAAATATTTGCTTCCCAAAATTACAAGTATACTTCATCATTTGTTAACACTGACTATTTTAAATCACTTTATTACTTATCTACTCCTGATGAAAACGCTGGAGTAAAATTTGTAAATATTGTTTCTCAAAGTTTGTTAGCTACTCCTACTGTCACTCAATCTTTTGGTTTTGCTCCTGCTGTATTTAATAAAATTAATTTTGGAACTGAGATTGTAGACACTGGAAATAATTACAATACAGTAAACAGTTCATACACTACTAAAGAATCAGGTAGTTATACTTTTAGCTCTAATTTACAATACAATGTATCAGCTTCAGGTACGGTCATTAATGCAACCAGGAGTTTTTTATATCAAGTAAGAGTTAATGGAGTATCAAAAGCACAAGCTAATATTAGTTTAGGAACATCTGTTACAGGAATAATTCCTTTAACTCCTACAATATTAAACTTAAAAGCTAATGATATAGTAGAATTTTATGGAAGGTATACAGGAAGACAATCTTTAGATTTTCTTAAAGTATTAACAGGAGTAAATTCATCTTGGTTAAGAGTAGCAGGAGCACCAACTTCAGAAAATGGAACAGTGAATGTTGCTTCTGTTTTTCCTCCTAATTTAATGGTTAAAGATTTCCTTAAAGGATTATCTGAAAAATTTAATTTAATAATTGAACCTGTTCGTGGTGAAAGAAACTTGTTACGTATTGAACCTTTTAATGACTGGATTGATCAAGGTACAGTAGTAGATTGGACTGAGATTGTAGATAGAAGTGTTAAATATAAAGTAACATCTCCATTAATTAATCAAGCACGTAATTTATACTTTAGTGATGCTATAGATGAAGATATATTAAATAAAAATTACTTTACAACACACGGTAAAATATACGGTGAATATAAAAAGACAACTGATTTAGATTTAGCTCAAGGTAATAAACGCATTGGAGAAAAATTTGGAGCTACTCCAACTAAATTCATCAATAATTCAGCTATAGTTGAAGTGCCTTGGTTATGTAAAGAAGAAACATCTAAAGCATTAGCACCTTATAAGTTTAAAGATAGATTATTACACAAACAACCTTATCCTCAAATTATACCCCAGAATGAGGCAAAAGGAACCAGTAGTGGTTCAATTGGATTTTATTACATACTTAACAATGGTATAACTCAAGCACTTAATGTTTATAATACTGCTTTACCAACATATAGGGATTTTGTTTTAGATCCAGCTCCTAAAAGTGTTTTACATTTTGATAGTGCTACTTATAGACAATTTAAATCATTACCTTTTAACAAATACATTCCAGGAGCATATGATAATTATTGGGCATTTTATGTTAACGAAATATATGATGTTGATGCGCGTTTATTAACGTGTAATATTGTTTTAAAACCAACTGAAATACCAAACATACAATTAAACGATAAGATTTTTATAGACGGACATTATTATCGTATCAATAAAATTAGTGGCGTTAACTTAGTTAATACTGACTCAGTTCAAGTTGAATTACTTAAATCCGCTCCTCGTAAAATACCTTATAATGGTAGACGTAGAATTATAACCCCAAGAGCAAATGAACCAAATGCTTATGTTGATGTTATTATTGACACATACAATGATGATGGTTCTATAACATATGCTGATTTTGAAACAGGTGCAATAATTAATGATCAAGATATTATCACACAAGTAGCTGGTATTGATGGAAAGGATTATTATGCTGGAGTTACTTGGGACAACGAAGAATATCAAGTTGTTAATCCAAACATAATTTCTGTAGGACCAAACAAGTATAACGATACATTATTTAATGTTATCAACGTTGGTTCAGGTAATAGCATTACTGATAATACTTCAGATAGTATGATTATAGGTAATGACAATATTATAAACGCCTATACTTCAGATGCAACTGGTTCTCAAGGATACACTGCAGGAATTACTATTATTGCAAATAATGCAACTATAAACGATTCAACTAATGTTGTATTAATTCAACCATCTGGTTCGCGTGTAATTTCTGGTTCATATAATAATGTATTAATAAATCCAATTAATGATATTAGTTTCGCTGATCCTACAGGTTCAGTATATACAGGTAATTTAATTAACCAAGGTACTGCTGATTTTAAAAATGGTGCTGTAATAACAGGTTCATTAGTAGTAAACGGAGTAACAATTTCCTCTGGAAGCACTACTCCTACATTAACCAATTTTAATTTTGCTTTTGGAGCTGACCCTAGTGCAACTACATTTGTATCATTAGCTAATTCAACAGGTAATAATAGAGCATATAATATAAAATACTTATTAACTTCAGGTTCAGTAGGTATTAATGCTGGACAGCTACAAGTAACAGGAGATGGAGCAAGTGCTGGTATAGTTGATATAATTTCTCAACGTAATCTAACAGGTGCTCCAACAGCTTCATTTACAGCAACTTATTCAGGAGCAACATTAGATGTTAAAGCAACATTTTTAGGCACAAGCTATATTATGTCAGGTTCTTTCCAATCATTAATTTAACAATAAAATATTTATAACAATATGGCTACATTTAGCATAGACATCGCAGTCAATAGTAAATCAGTAAACGAACTAGAGGAAGAATTAAAAGTCCTTGATGAGAAATTTAAAAAACTTAAAATTGATGATCCTGGATTTTTAGCTTTAGGTAATCAAATTAAAGGAGTAAAATCTCAATTAAAAGATGTAGAATTACAATTTGAAGGTTTAGATAAAGAACAACGTGCAACAGCATTAGTTGATGCCTTCACTGGTTTAACAGGAGCAGTTGGAGCAGTTAGTTCTGCGTTTATTGCATTTGGCGCTGATAGTGCAGCAATTGAAGATGCTGAAAAGAAATTATTAGGCGTTATAGGAGTTGTTAGTGGGTTAAGAGATGCCTCCAATGGTTTGCTTGCTGTCAATAAATTAACAGGTAACTCATTTACTAAATTAGGAGACTCAATCAAAGCCTCATTTGCTTCAGGTACAGCAGCAACTAATACATTTAAAGTAGCATTAGCGGGTTTAGGTATTGGATTAGTAATTGCCGCTATTAGTAAATTAATGGATGTATTAGGGGAGGAAACTAATGTTTTAGAAGCAAATACCCTTGCTGTAGAGGTCGCAACTAAATCATATGATGCTTTTGTAACTTCTGTAGTAGCGGCTAATGATGAAATTGGAAGAAGTGCTGATGTAGCAGTAGCAAACGCAGAACTTCAAGGTAAATCAGCTAAGGATATTACTAAAATACAACAAGATGCTTTAAACGACCAGTTATTCAATACAGCACAACAATTAGATGTTTTAACTAAAACCAGGGAAGGAGCTAAAAACAAAGCTATTGCTATTGCTGTTAGTGAGGATAAATCAATATTGGAGCTTAAAGATAAACAGAAAAAAGCAGAAGATGCTTATGATGCTGAAACTAAGAAATCTAAAGATGCATTAAATAAAATTTTATATGATGGTGAAGTAAAATCCCAATTATTAACTATTAACCTCCAGAAAAATACAAATGCTGAGGCTGAGAAAAAACAAAAGGAAAATGAAGCAAAACAAAAAGATGCTGCCTCTAAGGAACTAAAAGCAATTCAAGACAAATATGAAGCCTTACGTAAATTAGATGAGGTAAATGCTACCGAGGGATTAGATTTAATTACTACCCAATACGCAAATAATTTATCACGTATTAAAGAAGCTGGAGAACAAGAATTAGCACAAGAAAATTTAACCGCTACAGCTAAAAAAGCTATTAGAGCTAAAACTAATGCTGATATTGCTGTTAATGAAGCTGAACGTTTAAAAGCCGTTGATGCCTTTACTGCAGCAGCTGACCAAAAAGCAATTGATGATGCTAAAAAGAAAGCTGCTGAATTATTAGAATTTCAAGAAAAATCATATATAAATGAAATTGCTGGACTTAACCAATATTGGGATAATGTTAACAATATAATAAGAACACAATTAGCAAATGGTGAAATTACTCAAGAACAATTTGATGAAAGAGCAAGAAAAAATAAAGTCGCTCAATTAGAAAATGAATTACAAGCAACTAAAGACGCAGGTAAATCTATTCTTGATGTTGAAGCTCGATTAGCTGAAGCTAAAAAAGCAATTAGAGATCAAGATACATTAAACGCAGAAGAAGCAATAGCAAAACAATTTGCTATTACAGATGCATTAATAGCAGATGCTGGTAGACTTACTGAGGCGCTAAGTACATTTGCTGATGCTAGAGCTACTAATGAACAAAATGCTATACAAGATCAAATTGATAGCCAAGTAAAATTAGCTGAAGCAACAGGGGCAAGTAAAGAGGCAATTGAAAAAATAACAACAGAAGGACAAGCTAAGCTTGATGAAGCAGGTAAACAAGCATTTGAAAAACAAAAACAATTTGCTGTTGCCTCTGCTGTATTAGATGGAGGTAGTGCTGTTTTACGTATATTTGGTAATGCGGCAGCTAATCCTAAATCAATACTATTTCCAGCTCAACCATATCTTGAAGCAGCGATTGCCGCTGTATTTACAGCTTCTAAAATTAAACAAATTAAATCAACATCATATGGAGGAGGCGGAGGCGGAGGCGGCGGAGGTGGTAGTGCTCCAAGCATAGGAGGTGCTGGAGGTAGTATTCCAACAACTACAGGAACATTTATACCCACATTACCTAAAGGTACCACAACTCCTACAGGTCAAGGAAGTATTACCCCTGTAGTTAAAACATATGTAGTGTCAGGTGATGTTACTGATGCTCAACAAGCTGAAGCTCAAATTAACCAAAAACGTAAATTTTAAATGAAAATCGTAGAATTACAAATAGACGAATCATCACTTTCAGGATTTGAAGCAACAGCGTTTGTTGAAAACCCTGCAATTGAACAAGATTTTATAGCATTTAACAAAGTTAAAATGGCTGATTTAACTCATAATGACTATCCACAAGCGGCTGTTGAAGCGGCTCAACGTGGTATTGATTTAAATAAAGAAAACAATATGAAATGTGCTACCCAAGTAGGGAAAGTAAGAGCACAACAACTAGTGAACGGAGAAAAACTGTCGCTAGATACTATACAACGTATGCGTTCATTTTTAATCCGTCAAAAGGGTAATTATGAATTAGCAACTAAACGTAAAGATTATAACGCCTGTGGATACATTAGTTATTTACTATGGGGCGGAGAAGCAGCATTACCTTGGGCTGAAAAGAAACTAAGACAAGCAGGTATGGAATTCAGTAAATTTGCTGATGAAGGTAAAGATGTTTATTTAGTTTCTTGTTCATCTGAAAAATTAGATAAACCTGCACCTGCATCTGAATTGTATGATTCAGCATTATTTAAAAAATCATTATCGTTTGCTCGTAAGCAACAAACCGATGATGAGTATATTAAGATTTTATCTGCCAAATATTATTTAACTGATTTAGATAAAGTAATATCTCCTTATGATTTAACATTAAAGAATTTTTCAGTACAACAAAGGAAAGATTGGGCAAATAGAGTATACAGTCAAATGTTAGACAAATACAGTTTACAATTTGATAGATTTATGTTCTTAGCAGGTACTGATTATACAGAATATCTAATGAGTAAATTCAAATACAAA